AAAGCCGCCGAAATCCGCCGCAAGTAAATTAAGATTCCCCAGTTTAATGGGTTTATGCAAAACTAGATTTCGAACCATATAATCAATAGTTCCAAGTTTATTAATATCTCCTTTGAATTCGGGGGCTTCCATCGGAAACTCATCGCACTTGAAATTTTGTTTCATCGGAACAGCGATACCAGCACCCATTGTACAGAAGCAATTGCATCCATGAGTTATGACTTCAAAATGACCTTGATTGGCCAACTTTATCAAATCTCCTTTAATTATTTTCATGAGTGTTCATCCATAAATTTTGCAAAAGGACCAAGAAATGCTACAACGATAAGCAGCCATCCCATAATTTGAAAAGCAATTCCTGTTCCTTTCAATGGAATAAGTTTTAATACGTCTCCTATTAAAATTACTCCTAATCCTATCAAAACAAAGACGAAGAGAAATTTAATTCGATCTGATGTAGAGTCCAGAGAAAGATTAGTCAATTTATCCCAAAGAGACTTTTTGTCCTTTGATTCCTTTGGAAGATTCGTCTTTTCAAATCTTGTTTCCTTGGAAGTCTTTGATTGTAAGTCTCTTGCATTCATTTTCTTTCGCGTATTATATAGGTTCCTTCCATGATTCCAAAAGAGCTTTCTTCCTGGAATGTATAAGTTACAGCAGAATCTACTTCAGTCATAGGACGGGTAAGATACCAAAGATTGTCATCTTTCCAGGTTGCATTGATAAGTTTCTGATTTGCTGGTAAAGTTATTTCGGCTTTCCCTCCAAAGGATTTTGCCCTTTGATTTTGAGTACAACTATTAAAGAAAAGAAAGAGAAAAATTCCAAAAAGGAAAGTGATAATCACAAGTGGATAATTCTTTTTCATATTAGAATATTTTGGGTAAATGTACAAAAAAATCCCCGAATAAAAAATATTCAGGGATTGATATTTGTTAAAATATCGTTAATTAAATAAATTTAAAATTCTCGATCCTACAAAGACTAATCCAGCTACAACAGCAAAGCCTATAGCCATGCCTTTCGCTCCATCCCAAACGATTGGCCAAATTTTCATATCCTTGATGTATTTATTTGTTGCACTATTTTTAACAACAATTGTATAAAACACAATCCCGAGAATATACAAAATAAAAATAGATAAAAAAGTTTCCATGATAATTTTACTTTAATATAATTATACTCTATAGAAACTAAAAAGTTTTATTCTTCATGTTTTAATACGAATTTATTGGAAATGACCTTGAAAGAAAGTCTCCCTTGGAATCTGCTAAGATCCGCAGACTTATCAATCAGCTGGTCAGCAACAAATACTATGCCTTCCCTTGCAGTTTCATAAAGAGCTGATCTTCCATCTGCATACTGAAGGATCTCTTCAACTGTACCGGGAAGGGTCATATCAGTCTCAATAACAGGAACGAAATCAAGCCCCATTTCTGCAATAGCCTCTATAGCCTGGTGGTATGGAAAGAAAGAATAAGCTGTTGGATCAAATACCCGGAAAAATCTAACTGTGTGTCCTTTTAGATGATACTTATTTTTCTGAACCCCTTCACCAAGAAGTTCCCCCTGAAGAGTAAGAGCAGAAAGATTATGATCCACCATATACTTTCTCATTTTAGTTTCGACATCAAGAGCCCTCGCAACCTTCCAGAAAGTATTATCTTCGGTTTCTTTGAGCTCAAGATTACGAGAGGATACCCCAAATTCATCATTGACAATAGCATAAGTTGTTGAGGATCCATCTACTTTTTCTGTAGCAATCCAAGTGTATTTGGTACGATATTCCTCATAAAGATCCACAAGATTTTGAACCCTTTCCTCATCAGTCTTGATAGAATGAGATGGGAAAGCTCCTTTTGCAAGACCAGCAAGGCAAGCAGGAATTTGGGGTTCGTATTTTATAACTCCAAGAAGTCCAGTTACATCCGTTCCTTCAGAAAGCTCTATCAATTGTTTCATTACTGTAAGGATTTAATATGTAAAATTAGAACATTCTTTGCATCAAAATCCCCTTTAAATTTTGGATTAGGGATATAGTCAGCATAATATTTCCCCCCATAAACCCTAATTTTATCAATAGAAACGGATTCTATCTTTTTCCTATTTTCTTTCATTATATCAAAAACATTTTCTAAATTCATTTCCTCTCTTGCAACTAAATAATATTGTGCTGCAGGGGAATCTGAACAATCAGTTTCTGTTGCTTGGGCAAAATTAAGTATTGTACCGTCCGAGAATTTAAGCATACATTTACCATCATACTGGGATAAGCATCCTAAATCATTTGAAACTGTAAGGATCAAAAAATAGGTGCTGTCTACTCTTCCCATAGATAAGCTTAGAGTTCCAAAAGTTTCTCCTTTAAATACAAAATAAGAAGTTTTGGTAACTTTATTTATAGTTCCATTAAACTCATCTACCTTATTTACGGATAAAGGAATTTGGCAAAAACTTGAAACTGTAAATAGCATTAAAATAAAGATACTAAGTAATTTTTTCATAATTTTTTATTTTTTAAAATAGTTAAACTATATTGATAAGGCGTTATATTATGGTTTTCTCGAAATTTATAATTAAATGCTGTTAAACTAATATTTAAAATTTTTGCAACCTCTTTGAAATTTTTTCCCTCTTTTAAAAGTTTTTCCGCGATATTTAAATCGATGTCTTTAAAATTTATCTTATTTCCTATCCATCTTTGGGATTTTTCTTTCTTTAATCTTTCCGCTTCTTCCTTACCATAAATTTCCTCATACGTTTTTCCTTCTCTCCATTTTCTCATTTGATCCTTTGTTTTTTTAGTATGATGTTTATTTAGCATAGGATGATCATTATATCCGGGTTTACCCCAAAATTGGACTGGTGGTTTTATTCCTTTTTCTTTACAAGTTTTACTAATTTTATTTTTGGCTTCTTCCGATATTGGATTCTTCTTTCCCTTATTTCCTATGCTAATCTTTCTCTTTGATTCTTCAGATAATTTTTGTCCTCTTTTTTTGTTAGCAATTTTTTTATAAGCTTCTTCCCCAAGATACCCTCCATCCCCCCCAAAAGCTAGATTATATCCGTCTTTAATTGAGTTTGATAAATCAATAAAATATTTTTCTCTTTCATTTAAAATTTTTGTTAATTCCCTTTTATTTATAGCTTGATATATCCCAATTTGATGTATTGAAAAATTTTCATATCCATGAAAATTCATAGAATCATAAAGTTTTCTATTAATTTTTTTCCGGGCATTAAAAATATGTCTATTCCAACGAGTTTTAAGATTAAAAGTTTTTCCTAGATAAAATTTTCCATTGATCCTATTAATTATTGCATAAATATAACCTGTCTCCATAGATATATAGTTTTAATTTATATATCTATCTCCAAGTATTTTTTCCCATCCTTTTCAATAATTTTTCCAACGGAATTTAAAATGTTTAGGGGAAAAATAATTCCTTGGGAAATTTGTTTTCTTAAAGAAATGGTACGGATCCTAAATCCTCTCGGACGAAGAAATTCGAATTCTGGTCTTTCGGGCATTATTGAATCTATTTCACAATAGACAACAAGCTCTCCTACTTTATGTTCCCCTTTTTTAACAACAACATTCCATCCTCGAATTGTTGCTCTTTCAATTGCATCAGCATCCGGTATGGGATTTATAGCTGAGATCCTTTCAATTGTTGCTAATTTTCTTGTAATATCTGCCATTTTTTAGAAATTTATTTCTTTGACTTTATTTCCTTCATCGTATTTAAGTTTTAATATATTGAATGGGCCTCTAACCCCCGCTGAAAAATATTCAGCAGCTTCAAGTGCTTCCAAAACTTTTTCTTCGGGTTTCATCTTTTTCTTTTTGGATGTAGAATATAAAGATCCAACTGCATAATCTTCCCCGCAACCACAAGCATTAAATTCGTCGTGATGCTCTGCAACCTGAAAATCCCCTTCAATACAATAAAGATTTCCTTTATATCCTACAAGAAAAGTTCCACCACGTTTAACTTTGCTATTCTCTTCCAAGAAACCCCCGGCTTCAAATAATTTCTGAACCGCAGGAACAAAAGCAGAAACCATATATTCATAATCAGTTTCGTTTTGTTTTTGAGATCTTACTTTGAATCTTTCATCGGACATAAGAAGTTGCCCCATTCGAAAAGATGTTGTAAATCCCATAATGAAAGGACCGCGGATAAAAACTTTAGGATCCTTTCTCAATCGAATACTATAATTTCCAACACCAGCGGAGTCACCGCCAATATAAACATCTTTTGTTTTCTTATCAATAAGTCCTACAATACAGGTCATTTTTGCTCCTCCTCAATTGGTTCAATTTTATAAACTGAATTCATCGTTTTGAACATATTGAAAGATATAATTTCCTGTACAATGCTGGTTACCCAGCCCCCACGGTCTGTTATCATAAAAAATCCCTTTCCCACTTGCGGGTAATCTACAAAGACGCCTTCCTTAATATATCCTTCTGGTATATTTCCCGGATGATGAGCATCTTTTCTTTCTTCAATTTTGGTTACTCGTATTCTCATTGTATATGCAAGTTTCTTGAGTTCCTTTATTCGGGTAGGGTCAACAAGATATTTCTTTTCAATCTCCATACTAAATTTTTGTCAAATGTAATAAAAAATATCTTAGATTATTGTTAAATATTCGTTAAGTTTTCTTTCTCCGGAGATAAGCTAGGAAATAACTTATAAAATCTTTTCCATGCAGTTTTTCTAACTTTTTTAGGATACCTTACTTTATTTGCATTAGAACATCCATTTCCTCTGTTAAGATAAGTTTTATTATCCTTTCTCTCCGGAGAAACCATTTTTTGATAGCTCCTGTGAGCTTCGGATTGTCTTGCTCTTAAAATATGCCAGTGAAATAAATAGTTTTTTTCGTCTATCCCCGCAGAAGAATATAAATGGTGAATAATTCGGATTTCTTTAAGTTTTTTCTCACATCCTTTACCTGCAGAGTTTTTGGGATTGTTCTTAAGATATTCTTCTTGCCCATCTAATACATGAAGAGGTAGAGGGAAATACTTTTTACATAAAGAAAAAAGCTTTCTTATTTCCCTTTTAGATAATTTTTCCCTTATAACCTCATCAATTTTCATATATTATTTGAGCTAAATGTTCCATTGAATCCCTTCTATCTCTCCAGTTAAATCTATTCATCAGAGCATCCCGGAGAACCCTTTCCAAGACATTTCCTATTTCCTTATCTTTGATTCTTCCCTGGGATATGACTTTAACATCGTCTCCATTTACCATAACATCCTTTAATGATTTAGGTATTTTCCCCAGCCTCATTTGAAGAACTATTGCATCCACTTCTTCCGGAATTATTATTACATCCATCAATGCTGGACTATCGGAAAAAATTTTAGAGAGCATAAATTTAAGGTCTTCTTCCTCTCTCATTTTTGGAAGAAGAGAAAGCATTTTATCAAGATTCTTAACATCCTTTTCCAGACGTAATTCTCCTTTTAATCTTTTCTTGACAAATTCTGCAGGATCTACATCTCCAAGAAGCCCAAGAAGATAAAAGAAAGAAATTGCATCCAATTGTTCAAATCCCTCTTCATAATGAAGCATTTTCTTATCAAATAATGCTTTGTCTACCCCAGTATCATGAATAAGGTTTAGGGCAATTTGGGTATTTCCTTCCTTTTTGATAATCTTCATCAACTCCTCCATTATCCTTTCACCGGAAATATCCTTGATCAAATGAGAATATTCGATCATCATTTCCAGAGTTGATAAATCAATGTCGTATCCGAATCGAGCAGCAAATTGAATTCCTCTGAGAATTCTTAATGGATCTTCGATAAAAGCATTTTTATCAGTTGCTCTAAGTTTTTTCCATCGAATATCAACTAATCCATCAAAGGGATCTATAATTCTTCCGGTTTCAACATCAATTGCTATGGAATTAATTGTAAAGTCCCTTCTTTTAAGATCCTCTAATATAGAAACCCCGTCGGTTACAATTTCAAAACCTTTATGCCCATCCCCTATTTTTCTGTCCTTACGAGGAACGGCAATATCAAAATCTTCGCCATCATGTCCTTTAGGACGAAACTTTATAACTGCAAAGCTTTCCCCAACAATATCAACCCGACCAAAAGGAATCAATATAGATTTGATCTGCTCCATTGAAAGCCCCTCGACAATTAAATCTATGTCTTTAATGTCTTCTCCCCTGTAGGCATCACGTACGGATCCCCCAACAATGAATAATTTCCCCTTATGTAAAAGGGAAATTACCCAAGGCTGATCTTGAAGATCTGAAATAATATTTTGGAGTCGTACTGGTAACATTCGGAAAATTTAGTTCTCCAAATGTACTAAAAATTTCCCAAACAGAAAAATATTTAGAACATTTTTATATCTATTAAAGATCAAAAAGTTCTCTTATTTCTTTTGGTGCTGGTTTCCATCTTGGATGCTTGGCTTCATTTCCATTCCATGTATACTCAATCTCATCAACAGTATCATGATGATATTGGGAATAAGTTTCGAAGAAACGACAATCACCAGGATTTAATTTGAACTTTTCAACAATTTCTGTTGCAAGTTGTTCCGAAGCATTCGTGACTGAAGTACCATCATCTATATCTTCGAAAAGAATAAAATGATCTCCATCATCTGAGAACATTAGTACTCGGCACGAAGAGGGAATCCGATGGAAACCTAAAAATTCGTGAATGAAATCTTGTGTCATGATTATAGTTTTAAGCTCATATTTGCACCAGCACAATAGATATTTGTAATAAATATCAGCATGGCTTTTGTGGTGTATTTTGTTTTTGAATGCTCCTTGTATTCAGCAATTTTTTCTTTGCTTACGGTTGTTGTAGGATCGTCCAGAATTTTGAAAAACTCTCTTTTAAGTCCTTCGCAATCAAATTTATTCGCATTTCGAATAAGATCTTCTAAACGAAGGCTTACGCTTTTTCCTCCTTCCACCCGAGTTAGATCAGGCATGTGAGGCTGAATTTTCTGTTGTCTCTTATTAATTTTCATAGGTTAAATAATTTCTCTCCTGATTCGAAAGGAAAATGGGCTCCATACATAGAAATATACCGGGCATCCTCTTCTTCATTCACCCCAAGGCCCGTACCAATATAGTATTTTATTTCGCCCATCTTATTTTCTACTTTTACTATTCCAATAAGAGGCATACTTCCAGCAGGGGAAAACCATATTTTTCCTTTAATCATATCTTAATATTTAGTAGTCCATTTAGGGTTCGGAAGCCATCCAGCATTTTCGCAATCAATAAGGAATTCATAGATTAATTCCCATTCTTTCTCGGGGTCAAATCCGGCTTTATCTTCAAAAAGAACATTGAAATAGAATTTTTGTTCATAAAATCCAAAGTTACCATTTTTGGAACTTATCCCGGGATTTTCATTTACTGCATCAAAATGAATTTCATCTATTTCAAATTTCTTTAGATATTCCTCTATTTCATGGGGAAAAGATGAAGTCCAAAGAATTAATTTTATATCTGGCCTCTTTGTTAAGAGTTGGAGAACTTTCTTTGCAAAAGGATAGTATTCTGCAGGATACGTTACATCTTTATAATTAGGTTTAATGATAGTTCCATGGAGATCTATTGCCCAATAGGTTTCGTAATATTCCTTTTCAAAAGAACGTTTAAACATTTTTTGAATATAATCAATCATCATAAGGGATTATTTTTAAATATCATTCCTTTTTTCCATCCTTTATCTAGATAGCTTTCGATATCGGGTTTTTTAATCAATTTATTTTCAGTTCCGTTATGGATCCAGATTTTTCCATAGGCTGAATTGTTTTTTCCCGAAGAAGATTTTGATTGTTTTTCCTTTGTTTCTTTGCTTCTTTTTGTCCCCAAAATCGCATTTCTTCTTTTTTGATTAGATTCTAAGGATTGTATTTTTCCAAAGGATGGATGATTTGATTTATTTTTATAAAATTCTATATTCCTTTTCGATAGATTTTTACAAATTTCTTCTCTTTTTGGATTATTAGAAATCGTATCTCCTCCAGAGCCGCCTCGAGAAATATTATATCCAATTTGGGGATTTTGAGAATTTAATGTTTTTATCCAAAAAATTTCTCTTTCATTTAATTTTTCCTGGGTGTCGCATTTTTCAAGGATCTCTTTTTCAAAATTTTCAATTCCATATTTTAAAATAGCCCTATTTAACAAAACACCAGAGCCAAGATACAATGGATTGTCATAACTATCCTGTCCAATGTAAATTTTTCCATTTATTTTATTTCGGGTTTTGTAAATTATCATTGACATTATACTATAGGATAAATCATTGCAAATAAAACCAATCCAACAAGAAAAATCAAAAAAAGTGGCCCCTTAGAATTATCCCATGTTTTTTTAATCTTGTCTTTCATAATTTTTTCCATTATTAAAGGTCAAATATACGAAAAATTTCCAATAATAAAAAATAATTATTTTGAATATTTCTTATAATTAAACGGGGTTTCAAAACATTTTTTAGCCAATGGAATATGAATATCTCTTAATCCATGGTGATGTCCCTTTATTCCATGAACACAATATTCGTCAAGTAGAGGGCTAATATCAAAAAGGGAATCATCCAAAATACAAATAGCTTTTACTTTTGAATGATTATCTCTTATCCACATCCAAATTTCTTCCCCCCTCGTTGAACTCATTTTTTTAGGAGTTACCCCTATTACTTCGCATTTAGCTCCCCATGAATTAAGGATGTCCTGAAGCTCTTTTATGGACCTTCCCAATCTCCAGGAAGAACAAATAACTACTTTTGCTTCATTCTCCTCGACAATCTTATTAAGATTCTGAATAGCAAATTCATCATGAGGATAATATTCTCCAGAAAGATTAGGCATTTCCCATTTTGGATCCTTTCTTAATTCTTCATAAGCCTTTTGAACCCTTTCCTGCAAATCCGGATTAATTTCGTCCGGGTTGCCTTGCCCCCAATATTTAGGATCGAAATCCTCTTCTTTCCATTCAACCCCAACGGCTTCAGAAAATTTCTTATAAACAGATCTTACTGAATTTAAGACATCATCAAAATCCAAGAATAATATATTTTCTTTTTTCATTTTAAAGTTTCTTTCAAATCAAAAAGATCCTTTGCATCCTTCAAAGATTTTTTCAAATCATCCATAGAAAAACAAATATCCCCTTCATTTTCCATAGCAAATTGATACATTAAATCCCATCTTTCGGGTTCTTTATCAAACAAAACAAAACATCTTTTTCCCCTGCCGATCATATAACCTAATTCAAGATGAGCACTTTTTCCCCCAGGCATAAATAATACTCCAATATCTGCTCGATCAATATGGCTCTTATCAAAATTGTAAATATGTTTTGCTGCATAATTGCTAAGAGCTTCTTTATAAGAGCTACCTCTTACCTTTTCAAATTTTCTCCAAAAATCATCTGCTTCGGGGCCAGGGGAAAACCAGTCATCAAAAACTTCAAATCCCAATTCCCGGATTTCCTTAGCAACATGAGGGATTTTTTCATTTCGGAGGCTTCCAATTAAATAAATGACGAGTTTCCTTTTCATATTTTTTCAATTA